ACGAAAAAGGGTACAAGTCCTTAAATCATGTGGAAAAATTGACATTGATCTCACCAAGGGACCAATGCGAATTTACCCATTATAGGAAAGCTTTAAATATAACCTATCACATATTGCTAACTAAGTGAGGTGACAATGACCGATAACAAATTTACTTGTCTGAGATGCGGACACAAATGGAACCCGGCTGCCAAATATAAAGACGACCAAACATACCGGCCAAGACAGTGCCCTGGGTGCGAGTCGGAAGTCTGGTATCGGCTGGAATATGCGCACACATGCGCGATATGTGGGCACGAATGGATTGGCACCACGCCTCTTCCTAACAACTGTGTTAAATGCCACTCCCGACACTGGAACGACGATGCTGCTAAGGTATGGTTGTCGCGGCACAACGCACAACAAATGTTGAAGCGGGCTAAAGGCCGGGAGAATGCAAAGTTTCTCGTAGTTGAACGAAAGGTCGATGTCGCTCATATCAAAAGCGCCCATACGATGAACCAGATTTTCAAAGGATCTAAAAACATATGTTTATCACCAAATGCGAAAGAAATTTGGTGTGACCGGTGCAAATGGGGGTTCGATGTATTTTTGCCAACGCCGCGTAGTTTGATGTGCCCATATTGCGGAGAAAAGAAACGACTGTCAATAAGAAATCCTGGGTGGATGCCGGAGGAATTTTAATGCGTGATTTTGGATGTGACCGAGACAGATACATTACATTGAAAAAAAGAACGCTAGGAGAATCGATATGCCTGAGAAACAAAAACGTCGCCCGAATGGTAGCAGTGGAAGATCTTAGCAGAGTACTGGCAGAGGAATATAAATTCTCACTTGACACAGTTTCCACGGATGCGGCCCATGTTTACATCGGTATAATCGACCCGGTTGTAAAGCAGGCGGTTCTCAAGTGTATGGAGCAGGCTATCAAAACCGGTACAAATCCATTCACCAAGGCAAAATTCGCAGAAGGGGGGCTGACTGTTCCACTGATGCGTAAAATCGTAAACACCGAATCCGCCCGATTAGGCAAACCAATGACGCCGTGGTACACTCGGGTAGACATATTGCTTACACCAGATATCGCCAAGAAATTGCGAAAAGAAGCGGAGACCAGGGGAGTGTCAATATCTAAACTGAGTCGTATATATATAGCAAACTGTTTATCAAATCGAGGAATCGCCGATGAAAGTTAAATGCCCCAGGTGCAAACGCACTTGGGAGTACACCGGGAAAAAACGAAGCACGCCGACAATCCCCAATTACACCTCATGCTCGCTGTGTAGAGCAAACGTAAGGTTGCCGGTTGCTCCTTCCAGCTAAATCCTTTTTTGGGCACCAAGCATCAACTTTTTATATCATACCATACCATTATCGCGCAGGTGAGGTTATGACGAACAAAAAGAAGCCTTTCGACGAAAGAGCACGGCAGCGAACCCTTACATTTCCTAAAGAGATCGATGATTTTTTAGATACGATACCGGACGGGCAGCGGTCAGGTTGGGTCATGGATGCGATAAGGCTAAAACGCGATCAATCGGCTTGAAAATAACAGTGAGGTAACGATGACAAGCAATACATTTCAGCGGCGTGCGGGGCACCGCGCCTTGAGGAATCATGAGCGCGGAAGAGATTAAGAAATCCCTGGAACTTTTCGTTGCTCCTGGCGGCGTCTGCGAACTGCGGGTACTTGGTGGGAGGGTCCGAGAGAACGGCGGGTACTTCAACGATCTTGCGAAAATGGCAGAGATTGCCAACGTATTAGACAAAGGCGGCGCGCAGGATGGCATATTTTTTACCCTGAATGAAATTAAGCCGGATTTGCTGGCCCGGTACAATAACCGACTTTGCCAGACCCGAAAGCCTGAGCTGACTAAGGGATCGGATGTCATAAAACGACGCTGGCTTTACGTTGACATCGACATAAAGGGCAAGCTGTCGGGCATTTCTTCGAGGGATTCGGAGCATGCGGAAGCCCTGGAAGAGGCGGCAACCTTCGCGCGCCGGATGACGGATGATTTTGGATGGCCAGAGCCTGTCTACTGCGACTCGGGAAATGGCGCACACCTGCAATACAGGATCGACTTGCCAAATGAAAAGGATAGCACCGAACTGGTAAAAAAGACACTCGTGGCGCTGGATCACATCTTCAATCATCCCCGGCTGAATATTGATTCATCTACAAACGACCCCAACCGGATTGCGAAGCTCTATGGCACAATGGTTAGGAAGGGCGAAGAAGTCGATGATAGGCATCACCGGCAATCGAGGATAATCACAGTACCGGACGAGCTTGTCGTGCTCGCCAAAGAGCAAATGGAAGAGCTGGTTAAGCTTCACGAAGCCGCCGTCGGGCCGGTTGAAGCAGAACCTCAGCCTTACAGTGGATTGCCGGGTATGATCGACGACATGGGCGTTTGGTTAGAAGGGCATGGGCTGACCTGGAAAAAAACCAAGGGTTCAGAAGTCGGTGGGACGATTTATGTTCTGGATGATTGCCCAGGGTGCCACGACCAAAAAGGATCTTGTCAGGTAACAAAATTCAAGCCACCCAAAGACGGGCAACACGCCAAATGCCATCATTCAAGTTGCCCTGTAAAAAATTGGCAGAGTCTCAGGGCAATAGTTGAGCCGGAGTTTAAGGCGAAACCTCAGCAACCCAGGCAGGAACGTGACCAGAACAGACGGGCCAGGCCAGAGATGCCGGAGCTGGACCTGGAAGATATTGCCATACCAGAGACGCGTGGAAAAGGCGATGATGCAGAAACTGCCTGGAAATTTTCGCCATCGAGAGCGGCTGATTCGATAATTCAGAGGTTCGACATAATCACAACCGAGGATAATAAAATATGGGTTTATCGAGATGGGTATTACTCGGCGGAGTGGTGGGTGCAAATAGTCGATCTGGTCAATAATATAGCAGGCGACATATTCCTAGTGCGAATGGAAAAGGAGTTAGAGGCAAAAGTGCGCTCAAAGACGCGGGCCAAAGAAGAGATCTTTAACAATAATCCTTATCTAGCGTGCGTAAAAAATTGCACGATTGACCTGCTGGCGGGCGTTGGAAGGGAACACTCCCCGGAAGACTATCTCACGGATCAGTTGCCCATAACATACGATCCAACAAAACCATGTCACGAATTCATAAAATATCTGGAAAGCATAACACCCAATGCAATCGACCGACTGACATTGGTAGATTATTTAGTAACAATGCTTATCAGGCGACCATTTCCTTACGTATTGTTTCTCCTGGGGCTGGGTCGGAATGGCAAAGGTGTTTATGAGGATATCATGAATGCGCTGTTTGGAATAAAAAACGTGCGCCAAATCCCTCCGGCTGAGTTGAGTAAGAACACGTTCGCAAAAGGCTACATCCAAAACGCCAGGGCTTCGGTAGCGTCTGAAGAAGAAGGCGACGAAGGGAAGATGGTCATTGGAACATCTTTCATGAAACAGGCGTCGGGAAAGGGTGTTATCGACACAGATGTTAAGAATAAGGACCGAAAGCAGTTCTTAGCCGTCTGTCAATTTGTGGTGTTCTCGAATACAATGCCCTTTATAAAAGATCAATCGATGGGCTGGATTGAGCGGTTTATCAAAATCGATCTGCCTTACATCTTCGTAAGCAATCCCATAAACCCACTTGAGAAAAAAAGAGATGATGATCTAGCTGAAAAGATAACGTCTCCTGATGAGCTTTCGGGTATCCTAAACCTGCTCATGTTCAGGGCCAAAGCGATAGGAAAATCGAACACCATCATAAAGAGGCCTGGCCGGGAGATGTTCGACGAATACGCTAAACAGTCGAATTCATTGCAAACCTTCTGGGAGGCTTTTTGTGAAAACGCAGCAGATAGTTTTGAAGTTGCCTATTGCACCGAAGATCTACACAAGAATTATTATACAAAATGGTGCATAGCGACAGGTTCGGATATGGCAGCCTTAAAAGATTTTGGAGGTTTCCTTAAAAGAAATTGTGGAAGAAGACCACCAGTAAAAAGGTCTTTTCCAGAATATAGCGACATTAGAAAATATGGTTATACCGGATTATCTTTCGATAGAGAGCTTTGTTTATCGGTTATAACTTCCTCTATTAAGGATAAAGAGACTGACTATAGTCTGAGTAAGTCTGAGTGTAAAGAGAATATAGGTAGTGTAGTAGATAGCGGTTGTCCGGGTTGTCCGAGTGGTCTGAGTGAAATATGGCGGTTCATGTGTAAGGGTACTTTTACACTTACGTCCTATAGAGGAGTTCAAAATCACGCAGTCCAGACGGACAATCGGACTATCGATGACAAGCGACCCCTAGAAAATGAAAACGTCGAAAATCACTCGGATCAGAAGCCGGACATCGATAGCAGTGAACCAATCGTTTACAAAGAACGCGGCGGCAAGCATAAGGCTGATCTTGTGTGCGGTCGGATACTTCAAGACCAGGTTGTAGATGGCATTCTCTACAAGGCTGACCAGGTGGTCTATTTAGAAAAACGCATTGCAGAGCAACTATACATGAAGCCTATCAAGTCGGCTGGATGTAAGAGCTGCGGAAAACCTGTTGTTCCATGGGGCGGAAGAGAGGACTTCTGCAAGGCGTGTTATCGCGAGATGGCCCAAGTAAAGGATGAGGAAGTCATCAGCATGTCCGTCCTGGGGCCTAATCAAGGCAACGCTGAGAGATCGATGCCATGAATGGGTGTAATTATGTCAGGAAAGCCGAGTCTCGCCTTGAGGCTATAACGGGCCTTTACGACGATATGGAGAAAATGAAGCGATATTTCCGTTGCATTGTCTCTATGGGCCGGGAAGAAGCCAGCGAGATGGCTGAGATAGAGATCCCCGAGGGCAAGACTCAAGAAGAGGCCGAAGAGATGGCCGGAGACGAGATGTTACCAGATCTGCTGGCTAACAACGTGGATAGCTGGACCAGGGAGATCAGCCGAGAGGAGTATAAGAAGGAGATGAATTAGTAACCATTACCAATATTTTTCTGATAACTGTTGTCGATAAATAAGAATTTTCGTGTAACTATTATCAATATCAGCATTCGATTTGCGTAATAGTTATCGATAAATAAGAATTTTCGTGTAACTATTATCAATATCAGCATTCGATTTGCGTAATAGTTATCGATAAACAAACGATTCAAGTAACCGTTATTGATATTTATATGTAATAGTTATCGATAAAGCCGGGATTTTAGTAACCAATACTATTAAATACTAGTAACGATTACTAGTGAAGCATGGGACGATACAAAATCCGAGGGGCCTTGATTGGAGTGCGTCTTTCGTTGGAGGACGACCCCAAATTCCGGGCGGCGTCGATTAGTGCTGGGTATGATCACCCTGCAAAATATCTTAAAATGTTGGCGGAGGAATCTTTGCGATCGGTGAGCAAGTTGGATCTGTTGGAGGAGTTGCCATCCGTCCTCTGGCCAGGTAATGTGGAAAAGCTCTGTGAAATATCGAAGAGAGGCAATGGGGACGCTTTTAATGCGGAACTGTGTCGTTTCCTGGACGAATACCTAGCACTGAGTGATGAAGGCAACGAGTAGGTTCGCCGCAGCGAACAACGAGGTAACGAGAAATGATCGATATCCACATTTCATGTGAAGCCGACGAGATCCCGGCAGCCCGAGAGTTGCTGGCTGGGATGTTTGTCCAGGCTGATAAGCGCCTGGACGACGAACCAACCGCAAGTGACCATCGCGTACCTGTAAAGGTCGTGGAAGTTTCAGACACCGTTTTACCAGTGGGCGCGGACGTCGCCGTGGGTGTAGCGACACCCACCAAAGTAAAACGTGAGAAGGTCGCCCTGACCGATGCCCAGAAAGCCGAAATCCTGGCGCTCCATGACAAGGGGATGTCTGACAAGGATATCAAGGCGAAATTGAACCTGCCAGATGGTCGCCAGGTACACGGTGTCACTTGGCGGGGTAATCACACAGCCGATCCCGAGCAAGTGGAGATGTTGCCCGATGATCTGACCAGCAAAATACTGAAGCTCAAGGATATTGGCTGCTCCAACCGGGAGATCAAAGACCGCCTGGGCGAGAAGAACGCCAAGCTGATCCGGGCCACCGTGAAAGCTGATGTCAAGAAAGAGATCGCAGCGGCGATCTCAAAGGACATGCCCACTTCAACCATGCCACTGAAAACCACCCGGCGCATTCTAGCCCTGGCTGATGAGAAGCTGACGCCCAGCTCGATCTCGGACGCCCTGGAAGAAGAGTTCGGGCTGGTCGTATCCGAGGCTGAGATAATGGATGTGATCACCATGAACGATAAAGGGATGATTGAATCTTAACACCCCAATCGTTCGCTAATCTCTTTTATTCTTTTCCCATAATAAATAGGATCTTCTTCTTCATGATCAATCATCCAAACAAGGGTTTTGTTTAAGAGTGCTTCGTATTTGGGGGTCAATTTAGATCACTTTTCCCAAAGCTCTAAAAGCTTCTTCGGCCAAATGAAGCTCTTCTTCAGTGAGCTGATCTTCTCCTTTCTCAGTATCATCCTCATCCTCAAATGAATCATCGCTCTGGCTGTCGTAGCTTCTCTGAGCTTCTCGCATTGAATCATCAAAGGACATCTTTATTCACCCTCGCATTCGCTCGCGAGCGAATGCCTTGTTACCTCACGTTTTGCCATAACCTATCCTATGGAAGTCATAGTATTTAAGGATATTGCTACATGGCAAAATTGCAACCTTGCAACGTGGAAAAGTATATATAGAGGGAACGATATAATGAGGAGTACTAAGAAGTGAGGTAACAGAAATGTCTACAGTGAGGTATGTTGTGCTTATGATTTTGGCCCTTGCAATCGTCGCCACGATTGCCCAAAGTGTTGAATTGTCGATAGTAGGGCACGTTTTAGGGCATGGAATCCAGGCATTGAATTACTCAGGATCGAACCTAAACGTCTCGATTCTTGAAAATGGAACATTCTTTATGATTCGAGCGACCGGAGGCTCACAATGAAACCGGAAATGTTGTTTTATCGCCAAATGTTATGTGGAGCACTTGGTGGGCTGGATAACTACGACGAGCGAAGGATGGTAAGGTATCTAATCGCTCGGATCGATGAAGTTGAAGCTGCGAAAGTTGAGATGGTTGGATGACCTTCGTTGATATCGACTTGCGCCGAGTAGACGAGAAGACCCAAAAGGATCTTCTACAAGATCTTCAAGCAGTCTGCGAGGCAACCGAGCGCCGGGCGTTTGGCCTGGTTTATTCATGTAAGACCGACAAGCTAGGGAAGATAACCAAGATATTAAATCAGTACGAAAAGCAAGGACTCGAGATCAGCCATGATATGATAGACGGGAAAGACGACCCTGACAAGCACATATTCGTCCTTCGCCCCTGGCTGGGGTTCCGGCGCATCCTGTCAACCGGCCAGATCCAGATCATGCGGAATGGCCGGATACTGACGTACGCCAGCAAGCGCGACTTGCTGGCCGATACGCCGCTGAGGGAGAAAGAGACGTTCGCGCACTGGGAGGCTACGAAAGCATGACGTTGATTGAAGATGTTTACTGGCTGAAGAATGACGCGCCGAGCCCGGCGACCTCGCCGATATTGACCAAGAATCTGGATAATATATTTGAAGTTCTTGGAAAATTCCAACTCGGGGATGCTGCCAAGATTGAAGCTTTAGAAAAGGATCTGGCATATCTCGTAACAATGGGCAACTTAGACGGCTATGAGAGCGGTTTGCTGGACCGTTTACAAGAAGCCGCCGTTATAATGGAAGCGAGGCGCTAACCTTTTATATTATATCGCATTACCATATATTAGATCAGTGAGGTGACAAGTATTCGCACGATGAAATTTAATAACCCCGAGTTCCAGCCTGGACTTAATGCAACGATCCGGGCTGGTGCCGATTGGTTCGGAAAGCTCAGAATCGGCCAGAAGTTCTATCTTGGCAGCAAAGAGAAAATCGGTATCTGCCGGTTCCTGTTTGTGAGCCGGTATTGCGATCTGTCAGAGTTCATCCTGAGCCTTGAGCATTGCCCGGAACTGCGGGACAAAGACAAGCTCTACCAGGCTTTGAAGGCCATGTATCCTAAGATGGGACCGGAAGATGTGGTATCTGCGGTCGGTTTCGAGGTGCTTTGAATGATAATACCCAACGATGCAGATATCGGCCAAGCGCGGAGTGCATATGATGAACTTGGGGAGTGTTACGCGGCTATCCGGGATCTGTCCAATGATATCAATACCAAAGATGCCACGATAGCATATCAGAGGGGCCGGATATCGGATCTTGAGCGGAACCTGGATTTAACGCGGGCTGAAAAGCAGGCGCTCCAAGGTCGGATTTCCGAACTTGTCGCGTGCGGTAAGTGTGAGCCGTCCCTGGAACTGGAAGCCGTGCAAAAGCAGTTCGGCGCGTTCTTCAGGGAAGTTCTGAAAATGCCCTGCCCGATCTGGCTAGAGGACTGCCTACCAGCCATTGCCCGGCAGGTCGAAGCCTTGCGAGTGGCGGTGGATATCAAGACCTGCGACGAATGCCAGACGGCTAAGGAGCTAGATAGCTGTTTCACCGACCTGAAAAAGTACAAAAAGTTCTATGATGCGCATAAGCAGTTCGTCGGCCTATGGAATCCGTATATAGATAAGCAGGTCATAGCGCCCGGCGCGGCAGACTTCGGCGGGCCGTGAGAGCCATCTGCCGACTGGCTGCCATCATCTTTTTAATCTTCGCTATAGGGGGCATGGATAACACCAGGATAAACGATACAAACAAGTACGCCGGGGTTGTTGGGCCTCCTCATAACATTGGCAAATTATCCATACCCCCAGCGAATAAGATTAAAACTTTTTGATCCAGTAATCAGCCCAAGCATCAACCTCTTTTTTCTCTGCCTCGCGTTCTGAATACATGAACATCGTGGCACCGTCTCGTTTTCTTCTGAGTAAAATTTGGTCAGGGTAAAATTCCATTACCCATTCAATTTTCTTTATCATTGGCACTCTGTAGCATTTCAAGAGCTAACCTTTTTGACATTTCTCCAATTACATAAGCCTTCTCACATGGCTTAAGGTTCATTTCTTCTTTAGTCCAAAGCCTATCTGCGATTTCGTCTAACTTCATTTTTCCTTTGACTTTCATTAAAATTCCTCCGAAAATATTAAATTGGATATTCCTTCGTTGCACAATCGCAGCAACGAACGTCATAAAGATTTTTTCTTCCATCTATCGCGATATTCCAGCCTTCCAAGGATGCTTTCCAAAGTTCCACGAACCTTAAGCATCTGGTACAATGAATCAATTGCATTTTATTTTCCTCCAAAAATTTAAAGGGTTAAAACCTTTGCGAATTCTTCAACTATCCTAGAATCCCATTGCAAAGGATATCCTGCCTTAATGATCTCTTGGAGCCTCAATACAGAGGCTTTGCAGAGGGGGGTTTGGAAGGCCTGGGCGTTCTTATTGTACCAGTATCCAAAGCCTTCAAACGTAGTCTTAAGGCTTCTTGTGGCGCCCTTAACCATGATCGTTATATCTGTCCCATTGGTTGTTCTTGTGGTTGTTACTGCGATTTCTTGCATACCACTACCTTATCTTTTGAGTATATAAACCTATTGCAAGATTGCTATATTGCAGGATTGCCAACAGGCAATCTATGAAAGCATCGCGACGCATAATCGCTATCAGTGGGTATTGATTGCAGTGTTTGGGTCTTTTTGACCCAAACTTTATGCGCGCGAGCTTTGAAACATTGCAATCTTGCAATATCTTTATATACTAGTCAAACCTATTAGAGTATATGGCAAATGAGACTAAAGTCTACATAGCTAACAAAAGCTATACAGTATCACAGGCAGCTAGAATGATTAAGAGTAATGGGGCCAATGTCATAGTACCCAAAGGAGTAGACGACGCTGACATAATGATTAGGTTCGTTGCCAGAGACCACGCAGGAAATGATAAGGTCTTTGGAGCTTGTGCCATTGAGGATTTTGCGAAGATAAATATGAAGCTGGAGGCGATTTAAATGCAACCTATTCAAAAGATCGACCTGGAAAAAGCTTTCGTGGACATCGCTTTAAGATCGCATAACGAAAAAGGACTTTCGCCAAAAGAGAGGCTTAATAGGTTCTGGGTTGAAGCTTAACCTTTTTTGAGTATTATCTTAACTTCTTTTTATAATACGGTGTAATATAAACCGAACAATTCATATACCATGACTTGACATCTTTTAGGATGCATTGAGGTAACGAGCCTGAACTTCCAGCCATCGGCATACTACGCGCGATCAAAGGAGAGCGAAGTTAAGTCGCCGGAAGGCTATTCTCGATTGCATGGCCGGAGCGCGCACGATGGTTACAGCAACCCGACCGGTAAATATTGGGATTCCGACTGGCTGTTTGAGCGATCCCCTGAAGGCTGGATTACAGGGATGAGTTTCAAGCGCCGGTATTGCATGGACTGTAAAATTCCAATCCAGAAAGACGATTCGGGGATGTTCGTTTGCCCGGAATGTGGGCGCATTTTTTCGATTGACAAAGATGGCGGCTGGCCGTATTATGCAAAATATATAGGGAGAGATAGTAATGGGAAATGACGACCGATTCTTGGAAGTTCTAAAGGCCAACGGCTTGCAGCCGGAAGTATGGCAGATCGACCAACTGCTAGAACTGTCTAAAAATACTAAGAATCATTTGAAGCATTTTAATAAGGATATAGAAGGACTAGCCGCTGCTATTGGCGACGTTGGATTTAAAAACTTCATTTTTATAAATAAGAAGGGAGATGCGATCTCCGCTGGCAATGGCCGAATCCTGGCAGCATCCAGGGCTGGAAAGACTGAGCTTCCAGTGCTGCGGATCACCGACCTTTCACCCGCCAAGACCCGGAAGTTCGCCCTGGGTGACAATAAGCTCAGGTCGGACAAATGGGACGAGCAAGTGCTGGTTGAAGATTTATTCTTCATAAAAAATCAAAATGAATCGATAGATTACCTGGATTTTGGGAAGTATGCCGACCAGTTGAAAGACGACATGGCGGCTGAAGAGGAGAAGATTGCCCAGGCCATCCAGGAGATTGATGCCGAGCAGGGCGAGCCCTACCGTGCTCCTGGTGGGCCGGTTGGCGGCCTGAACGAATGTGCTAAAGGGTATCATCCGGGAACGGGGATCGATGATGAGATGCAAATTGCCCCGGTTGACCCCAATAACCCGGAGATATCACTAGAAAAAATCAAGAACGGCGATTCTCAACAGGGTGACCTGGTATTTCCATCCGAGCCGGAATGGGGGGTGCCGTTGCTGAGCAGGTCTTACCAAGCTGAGAAGATCATCACACCCGTTGTGAAATGGGGGGAGATCTCTCAGAAAAAAAAGATGAATGGGATATGGCACTTCTATATAGCAGATTATAAATTCGAGACTCTTTATTATAATGATCCCAACGCACCATTGTTATCGCATGCGTATGCTTGTGTAGAACCCAACTATTCGATTCGTAGTCAGACTCCGCGGGCCTGGGCAATGGGTCAGACGTTCAAGAAACGATGGCTCGCCCGGTACTGGCAGTCTAAGGGAATGCGAATTTTCGTAGACTTGAACGTAAGGCTCGATATGGCGGATATCAATATGCTCGGCGTACCTCGGGAATGGAAAGCATTCGCAGTTCGCGGCTACAATAATGTGGTAGAGCATATTGACGAATCTTTCAAATTCGCGGCGTCCTGGGCAAAAACAAATGAAATTTTGTTCTTGGTAATAGGCGGCGGTAAAGATGTCCAGGCCATTTGCGCCGAAAAGCAATGGACCTGGATTCCTGAGCGCATGCAGGTCGTACACAACGCCAAGTTCGCCGGGATGGATGGCCTCGATGCCAAAGTTTCTCCTGATCAGTATCTCGATATTGGTAGGAGGTGAAATGAAATATGGCACCTAACATCCGGCCCGGCGTGACGGGTCAGACGTCTACGTTCAAGGCCGCGCAAGGAAATCAGGCCCCACTCGGGAGGACATCTTCCGGTGCTCCTAGAGCTATGCCCAGGGGTATGAAGGCACCCAAATGATGGGACTTTGTTGGAGCGCTGGCTCCTTCACAGCCCTCTTTTTTTCAGCCTATCCTTAGCGTTGTATACAATCATTTTTTCTGTCTCTCTGCCAACGTTCGAAGGTATCATATCAATGGTTTTAACGAAATTTGGCATAGTTGCCACCGTGCAATTAATATGGGCATCTGTTATTGCTTTTATACCTGCCAATTGAAGCGCGTGTGCTCCAATGGCATTAGTAATCTTCTGGCACTGGGCTTCGTTTTCCGCTTTTAAGGATACCCGTATCTTTATCTTTGACACTGACAGCTTAGGAAACTCGTTCAAGAGGGCTGGATTACTACCAATCACCGCGGCATTGGATTCAATGACGAAAGTAGCATCCTTGAGGCGACTGGAAATTATATTAATCACCTTATAGAGATGTCTTGTCGAAGCCTCGCCTAAGAAGGGTTCGCATCCTGAAATCCTGAATTTATAGCACCTGTTCTTTTCAGCGAGTTTTATCAATTTCTTAGCAACATCTTCAGGGCTGAAAAAGGTTCCTGTCTCAGGCGTTTCGTTTTTTTCGTAGTTCCAGCAATATGCGCATAAGAGGCAACACCCGACGGCATCTGCCGTCACTATACCGCCATAAAATTTCGCGTATCTAAATCGATAGTATCTTCTGCCCCCGACCGTATTCATCACGGTCGATTCGACACATTTCGCGCGTTCCCGTGGATCAAATAAATCCATATCAATTCTCCGCAGGCAATCGCTCGATGTAAAAATGTCCATCGTTCGCGCGTTTGATCCAGATTAGAACCTCTGGTGATACATTGCTCGCGTCGATTATCATTTCAGTCATTAAATCGCCTCGCTGTATTCCAGGTCCCTAAAGGTCAGTTCTGCCTCTATTTGGGCCTTGATCGATTCTAGTTCTGCCATTGGGATTTCTGATAGATCCATTTTTGCCATGTACCCTACTATATCTTATGAGTATTTAAATGTATTGCTCTATTGCAAAGCTTCAAAATTGCAATATGGCAAAGTATATATAGAGGTAAAGACTCTATGACATTGGTGAAAAGTGATATGTGGAACGATAAAGCATTTGATAAGGCAGTAAAAGCCCTTCCAGCCCTCTATGGCACTGAAGAGATCAAAGCCCAGGATAAGATAATCCAGGAAGCAATAGATAACCCTAATCAGTTTTGCGAAGGACATATCGCAGAGCCAACCCAAGACGCAATCAAGGCTATAATGGGCATTCTCAGGGCTTCCAAGAACCCAAACAATCGCTTCTTCATATCAAAAGTGGATGGACATCTCATTAGCTCTGCATATCTGAATAGCTCTGATGGATCATACTTCCCATCGATCCCAAAAGGCAGCTATGAGCTAGGAGCTGGAAAGAAACAATCCAGGAGCTACGCGATTCTTGGAGATCATCTCCATCAGACGTGGATCGAAGCAGCAAGACAGGAGGTGGCGTAGATGCTCCTGGAAACCAGAATATCAGAATCTGGTCCCTATGGGGTCTTAGTAGAATTGCATCCATATGGAAGTGATGGCCTGTTTCTATATGGCCACCCTGAAGACAAGTTGTTCCAACTAGAATATCCAAAAGGATTCAAGCATAGTTGGAGTGTTCCATATCATTGCAGCCACTTTCCAGGACGTGGCTTTCTTATAGACGATCCTCGCGCGTTGGTCGATTGTGAAGTTAGGAGAGAGGCGTTTCAGAAAGCCAGAGAATACGCGAAGACCCTTGGACATCCCATAAAAATATGGGATTCAAGAATGTTCAAGTGGTTTGAGGGGCAATGAAATACAATCAGAAGTGTAGAACGATTGAGAGAAGAAATAAATCCTTTTTGCCACTTTGCAATCTAGCAACAAAGTATAAATAGGATGAGTGCATAGTCTTTAGATGAGGAGATATGAGCAAACCATCACGGATATATTTGGCTTTAGATCCAGAGCTGGCAATGGAGCTTCGGCGGCATGTGCTCGACGTTTTCGGGAACAGCCGGGGCATGACAGCGACCATTGAGCGATACATAGTCGACGGCCTGGCGGCTGATGCGACCCCAGAGGGAAAGCTTCGAGTCCAGGCTGACCTAGACCATCGCCGGGAGTTTCAAAAAAAAATTGAAGAAGCCCACCAGTTAGCAGAATGCGCTGAAGGATAACGCTCGGGTCCGACTCCCGACAGGCGCGTCGGTTCGTTGCGACGAACCACGTTGAGAGGTAAGTGAGGTAACAAGGATTGCGCGCATTGCGTTTTCTAGGTGCCTCATTTGAGCTTGAGATTAGTTAGGGTCTTTTGCCGGTTCGACCCCGGCCAAGTTCATTCGGGTGTCAGCCCGAAATGTCACACCAGCCATGCTTGCGCATAAAATCGCCGGAGCATATCGTGGTCTGCTCTGGCTCTTACCTGTCATCCTATGATCCCAGCCAGTGCGCGGGTGAGCTTGAATAAATGGAGGTATTTTCCTCCGACAAATCAACCTCTATGTCTGTAGCATCAAGAGGCAGGCGCGGAGACACAACCGTGCCTGCTCCTATATCCTATTTTAAGGTGATTTTATGAGTACTCATCCTACAAAGGCTATGCCTAAAAAATCCAAGAAGAAATATAAACGTCCTAGCCGGGCGAAGCCTGCCCCGAAAAAGAGGCGATATCAACCAGATTTGGAGAAATGCAACGCGGAACTGACCGGACAAATGGCAACCCTCATCATGGCGGGTCACGCGCCAACGCCAACGGCTGCCTATTGCGGCATTTCGGACAAGAGTCATAGGAAATGGATGGCACGCGGCGAGGCTGAAAAGGATAGGCTTGAAGCTGATCCGGCGACGGACATAGACGAACATGAAGAAAAGTATCTCAATCATTTCTTGGTGATTTCCAAAGCAATCGGCTTTTCCGAAATACGTGCCCTGGATATCCTACAAGGCCGAACGCGAAAAGGCGAAGACGAAGACGGCAATCCTATCACAATCATGCCTACTCCCGAAGACCGCAAATGGTCGGCCTGGTGGCTAGAGAGGAGCAAGCGAGAACGGTGGTCACAATCACATGACATCAATATGCATGGACCCGATAACGGACCCATTGAAATCAATACAAGCGCAGACGAGCGACTTAGACGGCTTGAGCCCGGCGACATTAAAACTATTGCAGCAATTCTTATCAGACTCGACCTTGAAGAAGGGGGTTCTGCGCCGGGCGGCGACACTGGACCTGAATCTTTACCAGAGACAGGCCTGGAAGTTAGTAGACCCGGCTGACTACCTGGATAACTGGCACATTCAGTATATTTGTGAATGGTTGCAGTTGGTCACTTGGGGGAAAGTCCTGCGGCTGGTTATCAATCTGCCTCCCAGGTACATGAAAAGCCTCCTGGTATCGGTTATGTGGCCTTCGTGGACATGGGCGGTAAGGCCACAAATGAAATTTGTGTTTGCCTCGTATTCGGCTGATCTCGCGTTGCTTCATTCTGGTCTAAGATCTACCGTACTGCATTCGGACTGGTGGAAAGAGAACTGGGGGGATAAGGTATGGATCATGCCGGGGCACGATACGAAATCTGCGATCCAAAACAACCAACTCGGTGACATGTTTGTAACCAGCGTCGGGGGAACTGTTACTGGAAAAGGCGGTGATATCCTGGTGGTGGATGATCCATTAAATCCGCGTCAGGCTCTATCAGATGTCCAACGAGAGACGGCGAATACCTGGTTTAGACAAACCATGTCCACGCGGCTGAATAACAAAAAGAAAGGTGCGATAGTTGTCATTATGCAGCGCCTCCACGAAGACGATGTTACCGGGGCGGTTTTGAAAGAAGGTGGTTGGGTCCATGTTAAGATCCCCGCCATAGCTACAGAGCACCAGAAAATCATTTTCCCCGTATCTGGTCGGGTCGTTATCCGCGAGCCTGGGGATGTCCTCTGGCCGGAACGCGAGACTCGGGCCATGCTTGAACATCTCAGGACAAAGAGCATGGGCAGTTATGCGTTCTCCGGCCAGTACCAACAGGAACCCGCGCCAGACGAAGGCGGCATCCTCAAAAAGCAATGGTGGCAGTATTACAGGCTGACCGACCAGTTTGAGAGGTTGACACCTCATCAGCGGGAGTTGCAGCTTCCCAAGATGAATCAGGTTATGATTTCGTGGGATATGTCCTTCAAAGACCTGGCTACCTCAGATTATTGCGCCGGGACTGTGTGGGGTCGTGCCAAAGGCCAATATTATCTCATAGACGTAGTTTATGATCACCTAGACTTCCCGGCTGCTAAAGAGGCTGTAAAAGCCCTCTACAGGCGACATCCTCATGCGATGGCGATTTTGATTGAGGAAGCCGCCAATGGAGTCGGCATCATCCAGAGTCTCAGAAAAACGGTTCACCGGATTGTCCCGATTAGGCCCAAAGATAGCAAGATCGCCAGGGTCCACGCTATAAGCCCTCTAGTCGAGGCTAGAAACGTCTTTCTGCCTCATCCCGATTGTGCACCCTGGATTGAGGAATTTATCTTGCAGTGTGCCCGGTTTCCGAACGCAACCCATGACGATTTTGTGGACAGTATGACGATGGCACTTTCACGCTTGAGTCGGGCCATGCCCGAGAAATAGGAGGAATTTATGGTAATCAGTGAGGTAGCAAAAGCGGATCAAGCGACCGCAGCAATCAACTCGGTCTTTTCGTTACATGCGTTCTGGCCGCCACCGGAGCACGTTGGTAGGCTGAACACATATAGAGTGAACCAGCTTCTTTATGATGGCAAGCACCGGCAGGTATTCACTAAGCTTAACAAGATATTCCACGACTACGAGGCCGAGCACCAAAAGCTAGTGTTGGTGTTCAACTTTCATCAGAGGCTATCAACGCTCTGGGCGGATCTGACCTTTGGCGAGCATCCCATTGTCAAGATCGACGACAAAGCCAAAAGCGATGCATTCCGCCGGCTTTCGACTGAATCTAATGATCTCTGGCAGGTCTGCTATCAGATAGTGATAGATCTATCCAGGTTCGGGGATGCCGTATTTAGGATCTGGTATGACGAGATAAAAGGTGCCCGGATCGAAGCCATCAGCCCGCAGAAATGGTTTGAGATCAAGAACCCGTTTACCGAGGAAGTGCTGGCTCAGGTCATCGCATACGAGATTGATCAGTTTGTCGATCATATCAAGATAACTTATGTTAAGGTCGAAATCCATACTCCCGGCCAGATCGAGAACCGGATGTATGCCACCAAAGAGGGCAAACTTGCGTTAGAGCTGGACCCCGCCGATTTTGGCATAGAACCGATTGTCAAAACCGACGTAGACTTTATGCTAGTGTTTCCCATCTCGAAGGAAACCACTACCACCGACGAGCAATCCCAGGATGATTATCGGACAATCGATTCGTTGATAGAAGCTATCGAGATGCGATATACCCGGATGGGCCGTATCCTAGATTACCACAGCGAGCCAGATAAGGGAGTTCCTGAGACGGCATTCGAGCTGGACGACAATGGCCGGGCTGTTGTAGACGGCCAAAAGAAGACCTGGCCTATCCGGGAAGGCGAGCCTCTGCCGCAGTATATCACCTGGTCGGATGGCGGTAGTATGCAGGCTGGGTTTACTCATATTGATAAACTCATGGAAAGACTTTACGAGGTATCCGAAACCTGTAGGGCGGCCTTCGATGTCAGCCAGTCGGCTAGGGGGTTGTCGGGCACGGCGATCAGGCTTATGCTGTCCATCCCACTGAAGAAATCCAAGCGGGTCGGATCGATAATCTACCCGGTCGTGCCGCAAATCATCAAGGCTGCAACCGGCTTGGAAGTTGCCCGAGGGTTCAAGGACGCCGTCGAAATCGACGATTTCACGTTCACTCCTCAGGATGGCCTGCCGAAAGACCAGACCGAAACGATTAATAACATGGTCGCCTTGAAACATTGTGGCGGTGTAACAGACGAACGGATGCAGCATGAGATATTCGGCCTGGCTGGGGAAGAACTGCAAGCAGAGATAACCAAACTTAAGGCAGAACGCCAGGCAAACGCGGCTAACACGAACCCGACGCCGCCTAAGATCAGCCCGGAGCAGACCCCGGCGAACATCAGCGCGCAACTGGCAGGAGGTAAACCAGGTGTCGGACAGTGACCGGAACGACGGGAGCGAAGGAGAGGGATTTGAAATATTGGGTGTCCAGCCTTCCCGAGATCGTAAGGGTGATGGTATTAACGAGCTGCAAGCCAGGATACTGATTTGGAGGGCGGGCATGACTCCGCCCACTGACGGCGATAATATCATCAGGAACCCTAATCACACATCAGCGAATTACGATCCTTGCTGGAACAGATAGTTTAGGAGGTTGCAAAATGGCAAATAAGACTACATGCAAAAGCGGCTCGGGGAACAAGACCTTCAAGAGCCAGGCCGCGAGCAAGCGAGCGAACCACGACGGTAAGGTGGTTCGGGTACAGAAAAAGTGAATTATAATACTATTCGCATGAATAGTATTAAATAGTTTGTGAGTATATGTATTTAGCGTGAGCTAATAACATATAGCTTTTCTATTTAACACGTTCCAGGACGTTTACATTCCTGAGAAAATGGCCCCGGATGCCTAAATTCCGTGTGATTTCATGCCAGAAGATGACTTATCCAAGGGAGCCGCAGGCAGCGGCGAAGGTAACGACAACGACGGGCAGCAAAAGGACGGAAACGGTGAGCCGGTAATCTTCACCGATGAGCAAAAGAAGCATGTCCAGACGTTGATTCAGACCAGACTCAAAGGCGCAAACAAGAAGATCGTTGACCTAGAGGCCCGGCTGGGTGCAATGGAAGGCGCTATGACCGCGCCCAAGACAAAAGACGCCCCGGCTGCTAAGAAGGGTGGCGAAGGCAACGAAGCCCTGACGAGCTTGCAAAATGAGATTGCAAATCTGAAGGCTGAGAGTGCTGCCGCAAAAGCCGAAGCCGAGAACGCGAAAATCAATTCTCTGAAGCTCAAGATGGCTAAAGGGAAATTCCCGGCATGGTTTGATCCGACCTGGCTCCCTGGTAAGACTGAAGAAGAGATTCAAGCCTCCATTGACGATAAGCTTGAAGAAATGAAGGCAGAAGCCGAGGGCGAGACGGTCCAACGCAAGAAACGGGGATTCGGTGGGCCTGTTCCCAAAGGAAAGGGAGTAACACAGACCCCAAACGAATACATGAACAACCTGTTTTTGTCTAAGATCGGTCGCGGCCCGGCTCGGTAACAGTCGATTCGCCACCGACTAAAATTTACAGTGAGGTAACGATATGGTAGGATTTACTGCCGATTATGGTGTAACAACTGATCGCGCCGACGCAAGCGATCTAATACCGCCCGAGATCACTAAAGAGATCTTCAAGACGGCTGTGGAGGGCTCCCAAGTCCTCCCGAAGATGAGACAGTTAGCGAACATGCCAACCAAAGTCAGGACCATGCCGGTCTTGAACTCTCTGCCAACGGCTTACTTCATAAACAGTGAGCCAGACGACACCGACCCGCAGGCTTACAAAGGCATTGCCAAGGCTACTAAGATGGCCTGGACCAACGTAAGCATCACCGCCGAAGGCCTGAGTGTCATTGTGCCCATCCCCAATGCCGTCATAGACGACGCCGCCGGGTTTGGTTACGATCTGTTCGGTGAGATCAAGCCCGAGATCGCGGCTGCGCTCGCTATCGCAATTGATCAAGCTATCCTGTTCGGCACAAACAAGCCGACAAGCTGGCCCGCTGGCATCCTGGTTGATGCTACTGCCAAAGGCAAGACAATCGTGGCTGGAACTGGCATCGATCTGTTCGAGGACATCCTGGGTGAGAACGGCGTATTCGATCTGGTCAACCAGAGCGGTTACGGCGTAAGCTCCTGCCTCGGTGCTCTGACAATGATGGGAAAACTCCGGTCTACCAGAACTGCTATGGGTATGCCGATATTCAACGATAACCCATCTCAGCCAGGTACTTACAATCTCTGGGGCATCCCCACAAACTTCCCGACAACTGGCATCATAGATCCAGCCGTGGCTCTCCTGATAGCCGGTGCATGGGACCAGATGGTCTTTGCCTTCAGGAAGGATTTGACGTGGAGCATCGCAACCGAAGGCGTCATTCAGGACACTAGCGGCGCTATCCAGTACAATCTCTTCCAGCAAGACATGATCGCCATGAAGGTAACATGCCGCCTTGGCTGGCAGAGGCCGAACCCAATCAACAGAGTACAGCCGACCGCAGGTTCCAGATACCCCTTCGCCGTTTTGACGCCTTGAAGCGTCAAAATAATTTTAGGAGAGTGAAAAAATGTTATTCCCATTAAGATCCGGGGGCACATCTCGATTACAGACTGATGCCAGAGGCGAAATCAATGTTCAGAGGGACGTTACCGAACAGGTATGGGCGGCACCCATCGCAACACTGGCTAACCGCGTGATGACCGTTAAAACCGTTTCCATACTCGGCGCGGTCTACCGTAACAGTGACGGCCTGGGTGGAGTTGCACAAGCCCTGAAGATCACCATCGGCGGCGTTGACGCTGATGTAAAAGCCGTGAACATCTTGGTCACAGGAACGGATTCTCTTGATCAGGTATTGACTGAAAATTTCCTTTGCACCGTCAACACGACCGGCATAATA